TAACAAACTTAATGTAATAATACCCGTAAGGGAACTGCATTAGTAAAGAGGGACCGAAAGGTCCCTTTTTATTGCTTATAAATAGTATATAACATTAAGGAATCACAATCATGGCGAATGCAAATTGTCCTATACCAAGTAATATTAATCCTTTATCCCCTACCGGGTTTAGGTTATCAATATCTAAGTTGCCTGACTTAACATACTTTTGTCAAGAGGTTAATTTACCTGAAATCCAATTACCATCTATCCCTATGCCAACTCCTTTATCAACAGTTGGTGTACCTGGAGAAATCATACAATTTGGAGATTTAACCATACAGTTTTTAGTAGATGAAAACTTAGCAAACTATAAAGGCGTATTCAATTGGATAATTGGGTTAGGTTACCCAGAAAACTACTTGCAATATCAAGACTTAGTTGGTCAAGATACAACAATTGGTAGTAGCAGATATGCAGGCATGGTCAATAACTATTCAGACGGAGTCTTAGAGATATTATCTAGCCAAAACACTGCATCCCAAACCATATTGTTTAGAGACTTACATCCAGTTGCTATATCATCACTGCCGTTTTCTGCTAGCTTAACTGACGTTAACTACTTGATAGGTACTGCTACATTTAGATATAACTACTATAATTTTGTAGACCCTGATTCTACTACAGGAGCTGCCGGAGCTGCAAACTAAAGCATGTACATTAATTAGTAATTGTGATATAATGTAATTTTAAATGGTGTGGGTATATTATGAATATTGAAGAGATACAAACAATGTGGGAACAAGACAGTCTTATTGATGATAACCATCTAGGTGAGGCATCGACAGATACTGCTAAAGTCCACTCAAAATATATTAAACTGATGGTACAAGTCAAGCTAAGACTTACTAAGTCTAGAGCTGAATATAACTTATTACGCAAGAATAAGTTTAGGTATTATAGAGGTGAACTATCAAGAGAAGAGTTAGCTGACTTAGGTTGGCAACCTTATCAACTAATCAAACCACTTAAGAATGAGATGGACGAGTTCCTTCAAGGTGATCAAGACTTAATCAACTTAAATACTAAGATCGAATACCTTGAAACTATGGGTTATCTACTTGAAGGTATCTTAGGCCAAATCAAAGCAAGAGATTGGCAACTTAAAAACGGTATTGAATGGAAGAAGTTCCTAGCTGGAATGTAATGAAACTAACGATCGAAAAGATTAATGAAGTAAACATCCGCGTATTTGGCGATGCAGGATGTGAACAAGAACTAGAGAACTTCTTTACGTATGAAGTTCCTGGTGCACGGTTTACGCCTAAGTTTAAAGCTAGACTATGGGATGGTAAGGTTCGTCTATATTCATTGATCAGAAAGACGTTGTATGCTGGTCTATATCAATACGTCTTAGAGTTTGCACAACGCAATAACTATGAACTAACATTCAATCCTACAGACGAATATCCAAAACCATTAGACATACATAATTACTCAACAGAACAAGTCACTAAGTTTATCTATGACTTAGATCTATACGGTCGTGGTGAACCAATCGAACCACGCGACTACCAAATATCTGCAGTACAGACGGCATTAAATCTTAATCGCACTGTCTTATTATCTCCTACTGCCTCAGGTAAATCATTCATGATCTATTGCTTAATGAGATGGCATCTTGAAGAGGATCGTAAAACAATCATCGTAGTACCCACTACGTCATTAGTTGAGCAGATGTATTCCGACTTCGAAGACTACTCATCACATAATGGTTGGTCTGTAGGAGCTAACTGTCAAAAACTATATTCAGGATTTACAAGAGAGTTTACTAAGAACGTATTGATTACTACATGGCAATCCATCTATACACAACCTAAACAATGGTTTGAAAACTTTGATGTCATAGTTGGTGACGAAGCTCATCAGTTTAAAGCTACATCTCTTATTACAATCATGGAACGTATGCAGCATGTTAAGTATCGTATCGGTACAACAGGAACGATTGATAATAAGAAGATTAATCAACTCACATTAGAAGGTTTATTTGGACCAGTTCATAGAGTCATCACTACTAAAGAACTAATGGACGATGGTAAAGTAGTTAAGATCGATATCAACTGCTTGATCTTAAAATACCAAGATGAACTTCGTAAGATAGTTAAAGAACATACGTATCAAGAAGAGATGGAATTCCTTGTATTGAATGAAGCCCGAAATAAATTCATACGCAACCTTGCATTAAATTGTAGTGGCAACACACTCGTTTTATTTCAATTCGTAGAGAAACACGGTATACCATTATATGAAGCTATCAAAGCTAAGGCTCCTGATAAGAATGTATACATCGTACATGGCGGAGTGGAGACATTAGATCGAGAAGATATCCGTAAGAACACAGAACTTGACACTAATACGATCATCGTTGCCTCATATGCTACGTTCTCAACTGGTATAAATATACCTAGCATAGAGAATATCATCTTTGCCAGTCCTACTAAATCTAAGATCAGAAACCTTCAATCCATCGGACGAGGCTTAAGATTAAAAGACGGTAAGACTCATCTTAAACTATATGACATATCTGATGACCTTCAATGGAAATCGAGAAAGAACCATACATTGAACCACTTCCTTGAAAGAATCAAGATCTATTCAGAAGAGAAGTTTGACTATAAAGTCCACGAGGTAAACATTTAATGGTTGCAGAGTTAGATCGATATGTAGTATTAAAGCTAGTAAGCGGAGAAGAGATCCTTACTCAACTCATTACTGAAGACGACTATGAGGTGCGATGTATGTTTCCTATGGCAGTGAAACACGTTCCTCGTAGTATTCATGGTCAAGTGATGGACTCTATCGTATTAGGTGCATGGACCCACTTCTCAGCATCTGATGAGTATACTTTTACAAAACAACATGTGCTATTCATTCAAGACATGGATCCCCGATACATTGATGAGTATCATAGATCTGTAGACGATTTCCTTGGAAATGTAACCACATTCCCCCAAGAAGCCTACAACCCGAACGAGATGAAAGAACTAGCAGAGAAGTTACAGAACATGTTTAGAAGAGATGAGTTTGAAGAAGATCTTCCTGAATCTATATTGATTCCAGATACATCTAAGCTTATTCATTAACCACTAGAAAATCCCCATACAGTCATATTAACATGATATGGAATTAATGTACAATTATTTTTAAATATAATGCAAAGCTTAAAACGTATTGTTATAGGTTTATTATTGTTAACTTTAGTCTTGTCGCCTAGTGCTTCAAGAGCAAGACGTTGGTTGAGGAAGAGGCCCTCAAGAACGATGATAACACAACTTAACTCACAGTATCCTCAAAAAAAGTTTAAAAATTAATTTTACTTTATACCCACTATGTAGTACAATGGTCTTAATTATTAAATAAAGGTGAATTACATGGCTGAGAAAAAACCAGTCCACTACGTAAACAATGTTGACTTCTTAGAAGCAGTTAAAAAATATAAGAAGCAGTGCACAGAAGCCGAGGCATGTGGAGATCCTAAACCTCAGCTATCAAATTATCTTGGTGAGTGTATCCTTAAGATCGCTACTAAGTTAGCTAATCGTCCAAACTTCATCAACTATTCCTATAAAGATGACATGATCCTCGACGGCATCGAGAACTGTATCATGTACTTTGATAACTTTGATCCAGCAAAATCGTCTAACCCATTCTCATACTTTACACAGATCATCTACTATGCATTCCTTCGTCGCATAGAGAAAGAAAAGAAACAATCATACATTCGTGGTAAGTTAATAAGAGACACCACAACAGAATCTTTTGAGACACAAGGTCATGACGATGGTGATGACTTCTATAATGGATTCATCGGGTTCATGCAACAACATGGTACATTCGATGATAAGTTCGAAGAGAGAATGAAAGCTAAAAAGAAGAAAAAGAAAATTGATCCAGATACAATCACATTAGATACATTTATTGAGAATCCAAATGAGTAAGATAGTTATTTTAGGCGATACCCACTTTGGTGTTAGAGGCGACTCGTTAAAATTCCACAAATACTATGAGAGGTTTTATGAAGAATTTTTATTCCCGTATATGGAAGAGCATAACATCAAGGGTATCTATCAGCTTGGCGATTTATTTGATCGTCGTAAGTTTGTTAACTTCAATACGCTTGCTGAGTGCAAACGATACTTCTTCGATCAACTTAAAGCAAGAGGCATCCAACTAATAACTCTGCTAGGTAATCATGATATCTTTTGGAAAGAGTCATTACAAGTCAATGCGCAGTCATTGATATTAGGCGAGTACGATAACATCATAGTGATAGATAAACCTACTCGCATGCATGAAGATAACACAACTATCGATCTTATACCATGGATTTGTAAAGAGAATGAATCTGATGTATTTAGTTTTATTGATAGCAGTAAATCTGACTTGTGCTTAGGTCATTTTGAAATAGCTGGATTCCCGATGTATCGTGGTATGGTAGCAGAAGATGGTCTATCACATGATATGTTTAGTAAGTACGAACGAGTATTGTCTGGCCATTATCATACAAGGTCTAAGCAAGAAAACATCGAGTACATCGGCACACCATATGAGATGACATGGCAAGATGCATCTGATCCAAAAGGATTCTCAGTATTTGATACGATATCGCGTCAGTTAGAATTCATCCAAAACCCTTTCACTATACATGAAAAGATCGAGTATAATGATAAGGATGTAGAGCCAATCGATCTTACAACAATTGAAATAAAGGATAAGTATATTAAGTTGGTCGTTATAAATAAAACCGACCTATATAAGTTTGATAGATTTGTAAACTTACTATACGAACAAGAACCATATGAAGTCAAGATCATCGAAGACCTTTCTGAGTTCAATGAAGGTACCATCGACGCTGAGATTAATCTCGAAGATACTATTAGCATTCTTGGTAATTATATTGATTCCGTCCAAACGGAAGGAGATAAAGAAGCTATTAAATCGTTCGTAAAAGGATTATACATTGAAGCAATTAACCAGGAGGTTGTTTGATAATATTTAAGTCAGTGAGTTGGAAGAACTTCCTTTCGACAGGTAACACCCCGAATAAAGTAGAATTAGATGGTCACTCAACAACCTTAATAGTTGGGAAAAACGGTGAAGGTAAGTCCACTATCCTTGATGCACTTACCTTCTCACTGTTCAATAAACCATTTCGTGATATCAATAAAAACCAATTAGTAAACTCTATCAATCAAAAGAACTGTGTGGTTGAGATTGAGTTTAACATTGGTCCTATCCACTATAGAGTAGTACGTGGTATCAAACCTAATATCTTTGAGATATATCAGAACGGAACCATCATCAATCAAGATGCTGCCGTAAAAGATTATCAAAAAGTCCTCGAACAGCAGATCCTAAAACTTAATTATAAAACCTTCACCCAGGTAGTGATATTAGGGTCTGCTTCCTTTGTACCATTTATGCAGTTGCCTGTGTGGCAACGTAGAGAAGTCATCGAAGATATCCTTGACATCAAAGTATTCTCTACGATGAATACAATACTAAAAGAAAAGATAGCAGAGAACAAAGAAGAGTTATCTTCAGTAGAGACTGAGATACGTATCATCACTGAACAAGCTAAAGCACAGAAGAGCTTGATTGATTCTCTACAACATTCTAAAGATCAAAATGTTAAGGTGTTAAAAGATAAGATCGAGACTAATATAACAGAGATAACAGATAAGACTCATCTTGTAGATTTACTAAACAAAGACATCGAAGAGTTAAACACTCAACTCACTACTAAGCTAGACGTAGATAAGAACATCGAAGCATGTAAGACTAATATGAATAAGCTTCAACAAAAGATGGCAGGCGTCGATGAGCATCTACAATTCTTTACTAATAATGAGAAGTGCCCTTCATGCGAACAAGGTATCCAGCATGATCATAAAGATAAGATCATCAATAAGATTACGAGTGAGAAACAAACTATCAACAATGGTATGTCGACACTCAATGCTGCATACACTAAATTAAGTGCAGACTTACAAGAGAAACAACAGACACTTAATCAGATACAAGATAAGAACATCTTAATCTCAACAGAGATCAATGCGATGAACATGCTTATCAAAGCAAACAATGCATTAGAAAAAGAGATCACTGAGTTATCTGTACAAGGTGATATCGATGTAGAGAAAGATAAGATCAAAGTATTAGCTAATGAAGCTCTACAAAAGAATGAAGTAAAGATGGAACTTGTAAAAGAGAAACAATTACAAGAGATCGCAGGTGTATTGCTAAGAGATACTGGTATCAAGACCACTATCATTCGCGAATATTTACCAGCTATGAATAAACTAATTAACATGTACCTGTCCGCAATGGACTTTTTTGTTAAGTTCGAACTCGATGAATCATTCAATGAGACTATCAAATCTAGGTTCAGAGACGAGTTCACCTATGCTTCATTCTCAGAAGGAGAAAAGATGCGTATCGACTTGGCTATCCTCTTTACATGGAGACAGATAGCTAAGATGAAAAATAGTGTCAACACCAACCTCTTATTACTAGATGAGATATTTGATTCTAGTCTTGACGTGGCTGGTACCGATTACTTCCTATCAGTAATGGATACGTTGGGAGATAATACCAATGTGTTTGTTATATCACACAAAGGCGATGTGCTCTTGGATAAGTTTAAGAATAACATCCGCTTTGAAAAGACCAACGACTTCAGCTCCCTGGTAACAAATTCATAAGTTATTGATTTATATAGCAATTTAGCTATGTACTTTAATTAGGCCTTATGGTATAATAATCATATACTTGGAGAGGGTAGCGCGGCCAATGCGTATTACTTATGAATATCCAATGAAATCAATAACTTACATGACTATGTACTTTAAATATAAAATAGGGTATAATGGTTATATTAATTGGAGAGATTGATGACAAAGACTGATTTAGTAGCAAAATTATTAGCAAACGAAAACCTTACAGTGATCCAAGGTCCTGTTAAGACTGCTTCGTTTGACATCAAGAACCGTGTCCTAAGACTTCCGCAATGGAAGGACATGACTGACGATCTTATTGATATGTTAGTTGGTCATGAAGTAGGTCATGCGCTATACACTACTCTTGAAGAGTATTCAACGAACAATCCGCACAAAGATCTTGCGCACTTCTCAGGTTATATGAACGTGCTTGAGGATGTACGTATCGAAAAATTAATGAAACGTCGTTATCCAGGCTTGCGCAAAGCGTTCAACGCAGGATATAAAGAATTAAACACACGCGACTTCTTTGGCATTGCTAACGGCGACTTTAAGAATATGTTATTGATCGACAAGATCAACTTATATTTTAAAGCTGGTTACAATTGCGGTGTAACATTTGATGACATCGAGAAAGCATTCGTTAGACGTGCTGAAGAGACTGAGACTTGCGATGATGTTATCACTTTAGCTAAAGAGATATATGACTATTCTAAAAAAGCTATGGAAGACAAGATCGAAGAGTTAAAAGCTCAATCAGACGATCACGAAGAATTTGACGAAGAAGAGTCACAAGAGCAAGGTACATCAAACGAACAAGACTTTGATGCTGACGAAGAAGAGACTGATGAGATCGAAGACGAATCACCAGCGCCATCAACTAAGAATGATCCATTGCAAGATCTTGAAGATTCTTTAGAAGATCAGTTAGAATCACAAACTGAAAAGAATCTTAAGAATAAGATTGAAGAGTTAGCTGATACTTCTATCGAATACAAGTACATCACTATCCCTAAACAAATTAAAGTTAGTCCTTTAGTTACCTATAAAGAAGTATTCGAACAACATGCAGCATACCAAACAGAATGGGATGCTAACAGCGGATATAAACTAATCTCTGAAGACGACATCGAACGGGCTGAGAAGTTTAAAGCATCATCTAAGAATATCGTTAGCTATCTTATCAAAGAATTTGAGATGCGCAAGTCAGCACAAAATTATAAACGTGCTAAGGTTTCAAAATCTGGTTCATTAGACGGTAAAAAGCTTTATGCTTATAAACTTAATGATGACATATTCAAACAAGTGACTACGATCCCTAACGGTAAGAACCACGGCATGATATTCTTATTGGATTGGTCAGCTTCGATGGATCATGTGTTAAGACCTACGATCGAACAGGTTATCTCATTAGCTATGTTTTGTAGAGGCGCACAGATCCCATTCCAAGTATTTGCATTCACAAATGGTTGGTCTGATTCTAAGTATAGAAACGATGACGGCAGTCGTTTGATTAATTATAGTGACTCTGAGGTCGACACATTTGGTCTTACTATGATGGAGTTATTCTCATCTAAGATGTCTCAATCAGAGTTTAATAAGATGATCAACATCAGCTTATCACGTTACTTCAATAATCTTGGTAACTTTAAAACATCTGGTACACCATTGAATTCAGCATTAGCATGGTTATACAATTACATTCCAGAGTTTAAATCTAAGAACGGTATAGAAAAGACGACACTCATCACATTGACTGATGGTGAAGGCGAGTACTTAAGAACTGGCACAGATCAAGTTAGGACAAGACGAGTCTTCGGTGATAATATTAAGGAATATGTTACAGTTAAGCCATTCTTATCTGATACGGTTACTCATAAGAACTATCCAATGTCAGAGAACGCAGAACAAACTAAGTCACTCTTACAGATGATTAAGGATAGACATAATATCGTAACTGTAGGTTTCTACATCACTAAGGCATCATTCAGATCATTACATACAGCTTTAGTAGCACATTATGGATATGGTCAGCATGTGTCTACATTCGCTATCGAAGACCTTAAGAAAGCTATGAGACGTAATGGTTTCGCCTCACTTAAGGATACAGGCCGAGACGAGCTCTTCATAGTGGCTGACTCCAAAGCTAAGATTGAGGATGACAAAGAGCTTACCATAGGTAAAAAAGAGTCAGCTGCCAGGATCGCCCGGGAGCTCACCAAGATGCTCTCAAATAAGAAGACCAGTCGCATATTACTTAATCAATTCATTGGCTTGGTAGCATAGTCCAATGAAATCAATAACTTAAGGGCCTATGTACTTTAAATACAAAACAAGATATAATGGTTTTATATTAATAACGGAGAGACTATATTATGAGATATAAAAGTGAACAAAAACAAGAATTACAAGCTAAGCTTTTCGAGGTGTATCCTCAACTAGCTAAAAAGCCTGAGATCAGTAAGACCGATCTTATGGAAGTGGTAAATTCATTAGGCTATGATACGATGCCATGGTTTCTGATCGCTGGTCAGGCAGCTCGCGGTGTTTATAACATCAAAGTGCCTGCAGTAATTCCAAAACCAGTGCTTTCAGTGGTTCAAACACCAGTGAAAGTAGAAAGCGCAGCTATCGTAAACTTTGATAAGCCTGAGACATTGATCCCAGCCAAGGACCCAAACTATGTGCCATTTGGCAACTATTCGGATCTTGAATTGATCATCAAAGCTGGCTTATTTTATCCGACTTATATTTCCGGCCCTACAGGTAACGGCAAGTCGACCATGATCGAGCAGATCTGTGCTAAGTTTAAAAAGCCACTCATTCGCGTGAACCTTAACATGATGTCAGACGAAGAGCAACTTATTGGTGCTAAGACGCTTCAAAACGGTAACGTTGAGATCGTAGAAGGCCCTGTGCTTATCGCGTTACGTAATGGTTATACATTACTGCTTGACGAAGTCGATGCAGGTAGTGCTAACACGCTTTTATGTTTACAACCGATCCTCGAAGGCAAGCCTTACTACTTTAAACTTAAGAACGAGGTTATCGTTCCAGCTGCTGGCTTTAATATTATTGCTACAGCTAACACTAAAGGTAAAGGTTCAGACGATGGCCGATATATTGGTACGAACGTGCTTAACGAAGCATTCTTAGAGCGTTTCGCAGTGACATTCGAACAAGAATATCCTAACGCAGCAACTGAAATGAAGATCGTTAAAAACCTTATGAAGCACTACGAGTGTGAGGATCAAGACTTTGCAGACACCCTTATTAAATGGGCAGATGCTATCCGTCGCACATTCGAAGACGGTGGTGTAGACGAGACCATCACAACACGTCGTATGACTCATATCGTACGAGCATTCTCAATCTTCAAAAAGAAGGAGAAAGCAATCGAGTTATGCTGTAATCGTTTCGACCCGCAAACTAAAGCTGCGTTCATGGATGTATTTGATAAGATATCAAACCCAGCACCTGAGGTGTTACATGATCCAGTGAATGTGAGTGATGCTGCAGCCTATACAATCAGCGATGCTTATAATGCTGCGACAGCTGGCCAAACGGTAACCCCATCACCAACTTATGTGACACCAAATGCAATTTAAGGAACTAAAGCCAACACAAAAGCAATACGTGGTCTATGTAATAAGTAGGTTCGACCATGACTATGAAGACATAACATTAGACGATATGAAGTTTTATCATGATGAGATGCTTCAAACAAGGAATGCTGGATCGCCTAAGTTAGGTTATCCAAACTGGTTGATTAAACCAGAAAACAAAAAGATAAAGGGTGTTTATGGATTTCCGAGACCCACTGACTCGGAATTGGAAGATTATTACAGTGGAAAAACCGAGCGAGTGGTTGACTTAACAAAGTTTTCCCCTCTTTTACAAAATGTGATCAAGGAATACGGCTTAAAACCGTAATATATTATGACTATAACAAAAACTATCAAAAAATTATTTAACTTTAATTCACCATTAGTGTATAATGGTTCAGTATCAGGTAAGACAAGCGACAATCTTATCCGTGTTTCCCGTAAAGTCGCAATTTCAAGGAGTAATAGTATGTCAGCAACAACATCATTAATCAACTACCTTCAATCAGGTAAAACAGTAACTGCTAAACAAATCACTGCACGATTTGGTCTTGCTAACCCGCATGAAGCAGTTCGTCAATTACGTATGAAGGGTTATTCAGTTTATGCTAATAACTCAACATTATGGAATGGTGAAACAACTACTCGTTATAGATTAGGTACACCTTCACGTAAAATGATTGCTGCAGCTTACGCAGTATTAGGTGCTTCAGCATTCTAAGAGTATCATCTCTAGTAAGTCAGTTCGAGGAGGCGCAATGCCTCCTCTCTTTAGAGTTTTCAATAGAGAGTTCTAAACAGAGGAGACAGTATGACTAAAGACGAACTAAAGATTTCGCAAAGTATAGATCACAAAGGTGGTCGTAAATTTGATGGTGGTAAACTTCAATATGGTTTATTACCTCCTCTTGCATTACGAGAGACAGTTAAAGTATTGACATTTGGCGCAGAGAAGTATGAGCCTGATAATTGGCGTAGAGTACCAGACGGTCCTCGTAGATACTTTGATGCAGCACAGCGTCATCTATGGGCGTACAAAGAAGGTGAGATGTATGATCCAGAAACTGGTGTGAACCATTTGGCTCATGCTTTATGTTGTATTATGTTTATGTTAGATCTTGATGAAAGTGAGTATGAAGAATGAAACTAAGTAAAGAAACCCTAGGCATAATTAAAAACTATGCAAATATCAATAGCAATTTGCTATTCAAACCAGGTAATATCATCTCTACTATCGCAGTAGGTAGTGAGATCATGTCTACAGTGACGGTAGCTGAGACATTCCCAGAACAGTTCGGTATCTATGACGTAAACGAATTATTAGGTGCTCTATCATTATTCAATGATCCTGATCTAACGTTTGATGATAAGACATTATTAATCAAAGAAGGTAACAGTTCAATTAAGTGGTTTAAGGCATCAGAAGAAGCTATCGTTGCACCTAAGAAGGACATCGTATTCCCTCAAGCAGAGATTGAGTTTAAGCTTGATGCAGCAGTATTAAATAACATCCTTAAGACTGCGCCACTACTTAAAGCAACAGACGTATCATTCACAGGTAACGGTACAACTATCTCAGCAGTCGTATCAGATAAAAAGAATAAGACAGCTAACTCATATCAGTATGAGATCTGTCCTTCAACATTAGTGTTTAAAGTAAATATCAAAGTTGATAACCTTAAGTTGATCGGTGGTAACTATGACGTATCCATCTCATCTAAAAAAATCTCTCGCTTTGTATCACAGAGTGTTAACAGTTTAGTATATTATGTAGCGATTGAAGCAGACAGTACATTTGAGTTTTAATTATATCATGAGGTTATTATGCAAGAATATTTGTGGGTTGAGAAGTATCGTCCAGCTAAAATAGACGATTGTATATTACCAAAGAATCTGAAGGAAACATTCAAGCAGTTCGTCCAAACAGGCGAGCTGCCTAACTTCTTATTTTGTGGTACAGCAGGTGTAGGTAAGACTACAGTTGCCAAAGCATTATGTAACGAAATAGGAGCCGAATATCTATTGATAAACGGATCCGAAGAATCAGGTATCGATGTCCTTCGAACCAAGATCAAGTCCTTTGCTTCAACAGTATCATTGACTGACTCTAAGAAAGTCGTGATACTAGACGAAGCAGACTATCTAAATCCAAACTCTACACAACCAGCTCTCCGTGCATTCATCGAAGAGTTCTCAAACAATTGTAGATTCATCTTCACATGTAACTATAAGAACCGTATCATCGAACCACTACACAGTCGATGTGCAGTTGTAGACTTCAAGATCGAGAACAACGAGAAGCAAGAGATCGCCGCAGCTTTCTTTAAACGTACCATGGGTATATTAAAGCAAGAGAACATTGAAGCGGATCAGAAGGTGGTAGCAGAGCTGGTCACTAAACACTTTCCAGATTGGAGACGTGTACTAAACGAGCTACAACGTTATTCAGTGTCAGGTAAGATCGATAGCGGTATCCTATTAAACGTGACTGAAGAGTCCTTCAAGCAACTCGTCAACAACCTCAAAGAAAAGAACTACACTGAAGTTAGGAAGTGGGTAGCTAAGAATGGAGACTCAGATACTATAAATATATTTAGACAACTATACGACACAGCTTCTGCAAATATGGAAGCAGCAAGTATCCCTCAATTAGTATTGATACTTGCTGACTATCAGTATAAGGCTGCATTCGTGGCAGATCATGAATTAAACCTCATGGCTGCACTTACGGAGGTCATGGCACAATGCAAGATGAAGTAAAGAACACCGAATATGATCCCGACGATTGGGAAAAAGCAACGTATTTAGTAGAACGTGGATTTTTAAAATCTAATCCAGATGATGATAAGATACAAAATATTCGCGAGACTGCTATCAATATCCATACAGTAAAGATGCGTGGATATGATGAGTATATTAAAAATGGCGGTCCAGCTGCATTTGAAGGAAAATGATGGGACTAGTCATATTAGGAATCATCATAGGATTCATTAGTGGCTGGATAATGCTTAGAGTTCTTATCAACTATAGGATGAAGGCAATGCTTGATAGTATAGTCAACTCACCACTTCCTAAATCTGAAACAAAGGTGATTGACATCGACTTAGTCAAGATCAAAGATCGAGTGTATGCATACGATCGCAAAGATCAATCATTCTTAGGTCATGCATCTACAAAGTCTGAGATGATCGAAGACTTACGTAAGAGGTTTCCAAATACATCATTCATGGCTAAGACTAATAACTTAAAAGAAGTAGATTTTAATGACACCGTTTGATTTCCTAAATGCTATAAACGAGAATAAGAAGGATCTATTCCAAGATCCTCAGGCATCTAAAGACTATAGTCCATTCATGATCAATAGAGGGCTGTCGTTCTTCCCGGATACAGTGTTACATGCTAATGAGATGAACCAATATGCCCAGATCCCTACTAAATGGCAATTTGAGTTCCTAAAGAACTCCATCCCAAAAAAGAAAAGGTTTTCCAAGTGGCATAAGAAGGATGCCACCCATGATCAGATTAAGATCATAATTAAGCATTACAAATGCTCTGAAAAGAAAGCCCATGAGATATTAAGTATCCTAACACCCAAGCAAGTCATAGAGATCCAGGCAGCTTATGAAGAGGGCGGTAGAAACTAAAAGTCTTATAAATAATATATAATGTTTAACTAAGTGAGATTATAATGACAGTTAGTATGATTTATTATGATTGGACCCCCGACGCAATGTTGGAAGTTGACCTGATTGAACCAGATAATTTTCTGAAAGTCAGAGAAACTTTAACCCGCATCGGCATAGCCTCAAGAAAAGATAAGAAGCTATTTCAATCATGCCACATTTTACACAAACAAGGTAAGTACTTCATTGTACACTTTAAAGAATTGTTTGCCCTTGATGGCAAGGAATCTGATATCTCTATGTCTGACATCGAGAGACGCAATGTTATTGCTGAACTCCTTCAAGACTGGGGCCTTCTAAAAATCCTTGATAAGTCAAAGGCAGAACCAAAGGCATCCTTGTCTCAGATCAAAGTTGTATCTTATAAAGAAAAGTCTGAGTGGGAGTTAGTGCCTAAGTATAATATTGGCGGTATAAAAAGAACCCCTAAAGAATAGTCCCTGTACTAGTAAGTTTTAATACTTTTAACTAGTAGCTTTTGGGTAGCTGGTGCATAAGTACTTATGTACATTAAATCAAAATCATGGTATAATGTATTTGTATGATTGAAAAATTGTACAAAGTTGTATAGGCCTCAAGGTAGACCTTTATCTTTAATGATATCTCTACTGACATGAGTTTATAAACGCAATATTTTATAAACAAAGGAGAACTACTATGTGGACAAAACCAGCTGCTACTGAAATGCGCTTCGGTTTCGAAGTTACAATGTACGTAATGAATAAGTAATTATTCAGGTACATTAAAAGGGGCCTCAGGGTCCCTTTTTTATTTGTTGGGGCCTATGTACATTAATTAATTGTTGTGGTATAATGGGTATATAGTAGTATCAAAGGAGATTCAAAATAGCTATACAAAATAAAAAGTTTAAACCAAAACAGACTGACTCTAAGCAAGGTCTATTCGTAGACGTGCAAGAAGGTCAATTTGAAAAAGCATTCCGTAAGTTCAGAAACAAAGTAGAGGATTCTGGCTTATTGATTGAATTAAGAGAACGCATGGAATATGAAAAGCCATGCACTGCTCGTAAGAAGGCTAAGAGCCAAGCTAAGAAACGATGGCTCAAAAAAGTAGCATCAACACAACCACCAAAAAAACTATATTAGGAGAAGATTATGGGTAACCGTGATAAGAAAAAAGAGTCGAAAGGCCGTCCAAAAAAAGATAAGTTGCCAAAATAATGGCAGCAAAGAATGATATTACTGGAGACAGTATCTTATCTAAGTCAAGCTCAAAGGCTTTTGATAAAGGGTTTGATGGCATCGATTGGTCAGTTAAGCTTGACACTCCTAAAGACGGTGATCAAAGACTTAACAATGAAGGTAAACTTGAACGTTATTATGGAGGAGAATGGTGTGCAACACATCAAAAAGAAGGCTGATTTACCAAGAATAGATATAGCTGCAGTACTCACAGCTCATGAAAAGACGCGTGAAGGTAATCGTTATACTATGATTATCGAAGCTGCTTATAGAGCAAGAGACATCGAAAAGAGACGAGACTTCCTAGACCGCAAATCTGAGAAGCTGCATTATTACGGTTATAAGCCAATCAATCAAGCTCTTCAGGACATGATTGATGACGCAGCCTAAATATACACAGAGGGAATGGGATAGAGTATGCGGTATCGGCAGCCCTCCCCCTCCACTAACTCGTGCACAAAGATTTAAAAAAGCAATACGTCGTATTATAAATAAGATTTGGTAGGATATTCTTACCAAACCTGCAGCCTCCGGGGGCAGGATTTTGTTAAACTCGCTTAATTAAGGAGAAACTATATGCGAACAACAAACGTTTCATTTGGCCCTATTTGGCCATCATCAGTTGGTTTTGATAACATCATCAATGAGCTCGATGCTTTATTGAATGCTCAAACACCAGCATCAACATTCCCACCTCACAATATTATTAAAGTCGATGACTATAACTACATCGTAGAATTAGCTATCGCTGGCTTTAATAAACAAGAGGTAACTATCACCCTTAAAGATTCAGTGCTTGAAATCAAAGGACAAAAAAATCCTGAAGAAGAAGTACAGTATCTACATAAGGGTATTGGTACAAGATCATTCGTTAAATCCATCAAGCTTGCTGATACCGTAGAAGTCGTTGGATCAGCTGAGTTTCAAAATGGTGTCTTACGTATCGCTCTTGAGAATGTTATTCCAGACTCTAAGAAACCTCGTAACATTGAGATCATAGATGATTTGACATTAGTAACTAAACAAAAAGAGTTATTAGTAGAAGACGATAGTTAAAAGGGCGGGGAGAGCAATCTCCCCTCTCATAAATATATGATGAAGCATTTAACAAAAGATTTAGTATCCTACCCGTTCTTACGGAGAGGAAACTATCAACTGAAGGTTTCAGTACTTAAACATATGAGTGTCGTAGTCGTAGGTAATCATCTTATGGACATTGATAAATTTTTTGTGAAACACTTTGGTAATTTAGAGCAAGCAGCAGATTTTATTGAATTTATATTATTAAAGGATGAGTACGATGGCAGACACTAAACTATTATTAATCAAATTAACAAGCAGCGAAGAGATCCTTTGTACACAGGTCTCATCAGGCGAAGGCGCTATGGTCATTAAAGACGCAGTCTTATTGATCTATAGACAAGCTAAAGAAGGAGCAATGTCAGTAGGCTTTGCACCATTCATGCCTTATGCTGACGGTACAGTCTCATT